CAACAGCAGGTGTAAATACATTACCAATATACTTAGGTAATTTGAATTTTAACGGTACACCTCTTGGTGGATATTATTCAAACAGAGAATATGCTTTTGCTACTATTGGAACAGCTTTAACGGCTGGAGAAAGTACTACATTTTACAATATTATTCAAACATTCCAAACCACATTAAGCAGGCAGGTATGATTTACGTAGGGCTTTTAACAATAGATCAGTACAATCAGATTGTCGGTCAAATGTATGACGAAGATTCTTTCTTCAATCCAATTTTGGATTTTTACGACCAGTACATTATTTCAGTTGAGGAAATAAATTTTTGCACAAACCCAGAGTTTTTTTGGGTTAAAGATTTACCTTTGATAGAATACATTCCAAAAGAACAACCTTTTCCACCTTTATAAATTATAATCATGGACAATAATTCTTTAATAGACATATCAGCAGCAGCAGGTCTTTTTCTTTTTACCAGTACTGAAGTAGGGATAGAGTCTACAGTATTTGAAGTTATCAGTAAGTTCGGTGTAGTTGCTGTACTTTGGTTTTGGCTAAGAGACATGAAAATTCAGATGAAAGAGCAGCTTACAACATTTAGCACAGAGACAGAGAAGTTAAGAGTTGAACATCAAACTAACTTAAAAGAAGTTAGCGAGATACACAAGGACTTTCGTGATAGAATGGAGAAGCAAATAACAGTAAAAGATGAACAAATAAAAACGCTTCAAGATAAACTAAAAGACTAATTAGGGTTTTTTTGGGTATTTTATGGGCAGTCATGTAAATGGCTGCTTTTTTATTTTAGTGCTTTTACGTTCTTTGTAATTTCATTTACAGTAACAGAAGTTATAAGTATCCAGTTGATACAAGTCTCTACAATCTTTTCAGTGTTTTGATTGTTTAATTTCAACTTAATAGCAACTTCTTTTTTGATTTCTGCAAGATAAGCATCATTTACACCTGACTTAATTTCAGTAATAGCCTGTGGCATTTGACGAACTAATTGAGGAATAGTAAATAAGTTTCCAGCCAATCCTAAAATCTCTTTAAACTCGACTTTCTTATCTTCAAGAATAACTCCGATTTCACTGATTAAATCAGCAACAATAACAACACAATTTTTTAGATACATAATTTTTTATTTTAATATTTACAAAAAACCCTATTATCTTACAGGACAACAGGGTAACAAATTTTTAATCATTAAAACTTTCAAACAAATATATTATTAAAATTTTAAAAATCAATTTTTAATATTACTTTTGTTTTTACAAAAATAAATTTATGAAACAAACTATACTTTTCATTGATGCTGGGCATGGTGGGTTAGATCCAATGACAAAGGAATATCTTACACCTCCTTCTATTGGGAAGAAAACACTTCACACCAACGGAAAGTCATATCACTATAATGGGTGGTTTTATGAAGGTCACTTTAACAGACAGATAGCTTCAGAATTTATATCAGAAGCTACAAAGTCAGGATTTTATTGTATTCCAGTTTATCATCCTTGGAAAGATAATAGTTTAAAAGAAAGAACTGATTTTGCTAATCAACAAGCAATGAAACTTCAGACTCAGTCTTTATTTTTATCTTTCCATGCAAATGCCGCAACTGCAACAACAGGACCTCAAATGTCAGCAGAAGGAGTGTGTAGCATGGTTTATAAACTTGGTAGCGATACAGCATCTTTAGCATTAGTTGTCACTCAGAATTTAGAGAAAATATTTGATGCTTATGGTAGCAAGCGTAGAGCTGGATTAGTTTTTGATAACTCTTTGCATATAACAACACATACAGCAATGCCTGCAATATTATTTGAACTTGGCTTTTTTGATAATCCAAACAATGCAGACTTGCTTATAAATCCACAATTTAGAACACTTATTATAAAATCAATGGTAGAAACATTAAAAACAAAACTACCGTAAATCTAATCTAATCAAATGGAAGACTTAAAAATGTACGTTTTAAAAGAAGAGCTTGACAAGATTCAAGGCATGAACTCTGATTTTGCTAAAGCAAAGATGGCATTAGGTGAACTGGAGTTAAACAAACAAGGTATTTTAAATCAAGTAAATGCTATGAAAATAGAATTTGCTGAGTATGAAAAGATGTTAATATCCAAATACGGTCAAGATTCCGTTATAAATCTACAGACAGGCGAAGTAACTAAAAAATAAGTATAATTTAAACCAACAATAAATGGCTAAGATAAGTACATACCCAGGACCTTCTTCTCCATCTCTATCTGATATGTTGATAGGTACAGATGTGAATGACATGAACATGACTAAGAACTTTTCAATATTAGATATATTGTCTGTTTCTGGTTCAACTGCTTATGTACCTTATATTGGAGCAACAAATAATGTTGACTTAGGCTCTTATACTTTAACTACAGATATTTTGTATGCCACTACAAACGTAGATACAAATACAATTACATTCTCAGGTTCTTCATTTGTAATAGCAGATACCGGTTTTACTAACATTGGCTTAAATATAGACTTAGCTTCAAACAAATATTACCTAGGGGATACTATAGGATCATTAAATTCTACTACTATTGTTGTTGATGACTCTAACAGCAGAATACAGTTTAATGGTTCTATATATACCAATGGGTCAACAGGAACATCAGGTCAAATATTAACGAGTCAAGGAGCGGGTCTTCCTGCTACTTGGGCTTTACCTAGCTTTGTTCCTTATACAGGAGCTACCGGAGATGTTGACTTAGGGGCTTATAGGTTGACAGCTACAAGTCTAAGAATAATAACAGATGACGCAGAGATGGCTGGCATAACTCCTATATCTGCTGTCAATGATTATTTTGAAATAGGCAGTTGGGGATGGAATGCTTCAGGTCTATTGATAGATTTTGTCAATAATAGATATTTTTTAGGAGATAGGTTAAATGTTGTTAATGGAACTTACTTAAAAGTAGACGATGCAAACAGCAGAATAGAGATAAGTAATGCTTTATATACCAATGGATCTGTTGGTGCAGTTGGTGAAGTATTGACAAGCCAAGGTGCAGGATTGCCTGCTACTTGGGCTGCAATAGGTGCATTGGCTTATGTTCCTTATACTGGTGCAGTAAGTAATGTAGACTTGGGCATTTATAAGTTGACCGCAGATAGATTAGTAGGCGATTTAGAGGTTACTACTCCTGTAGTAAAATCAAATAGTCCTAACTTTTATTTATCAGATCCTTCTGGTACTTTTTCTGGGTTATGGTTTGACTATACAAATTACAAATATTACATCGGGGATGTTGCCTTCCAATTAAATGGAACGATATTAACTGTAGATGATTTTAATAACAGAGTAGAACTTAACAGTCAGTTATACACCAATGGGTCTGTTGGAACATCCGGACAGTTACTTGCAAGCCAGGGGGCAGGTCTTCCTCCTACATGGACAAGCATACCTTCACCAATATTGTATCATGGTAGTTTTTATCACACAGCTACAATAACAGCTATTGCACCTAACGTAGCTTATCCATTACCGGTAAACAGCACAGATGCTACCGCTACAAATGGTGTATCTATAGTTTCCGGTCCTAGTGGTCCTACAAGAATAACTTATGCTAACGATGGAGTTTATAATATACAATTCTCTGCTCAGTTAGTAAGATTGTCAGGTGGATCTACTGAATCTGTTGTAATTTGGATTAGAAAAAATGGTGTTTTAGTAGCAAATAATATACCTTGGACATCAACAAGAGTTGACCTAAAGGCAAATCAAGGTTATTTAGTTGTAGCATGGAACTTTTTTGTTGAGATAAATGCCGGAGATTGGATTGAACTTTGTTGGTCTACGTCAGATGTTAGTATAGACATTGAAGCTACTGTCAGTGCAGGTATTTATCCAAGTATTCCAAGTCTTATTATTACTACAAACAAAGTAAGCTAGTGGATATCAGAAAAATATCAATAGGTCCTGATTATAAGAATAATGCAATGCATTATATTGTAGGGCAAAAAATCTTAGGTGACAGCAATGAGATACATCTTATAAAGAGAGACCTTAACACAATGTCCATAAAAATATATATCATAAATAAGAAAAGAGAGATAGTTCTTTGGAAAGAATTTAATAGAACAATACCAATTTCAATCGAATTTAATATAGACTTTTAATGAAATCTCCATATCAATTTATAGTAAAACCTATAAATGGGAGTAGATATAACAATGTAAAGACCATTGCAGGTGTTGAATTTATCATCAATACCTCTGAGGAGGAGCATAAATTCTCCAATCGTCATGCAGAAGTTATAGAAACTCCTATTGATTATAAAGGACCAATTAAGAATGGTGACACTTTGATAGTCCACCATAATGTTTTTAAGTTTTATAATGACATAAAAGGAAGGCGCAAAAGCGGAAAGAGCTTTTTTAAAGAAGACCTTTTTTTTATTGACGATGAACAGTTCTTTTTATATAATAGTGAAGGTAAGTGGAATGCTCACGACAGATATTGTTTTGTCAAACCACTACCGGCAATAGAAAGCTATATAAAGAAGCCGTTCTCTTTAGAGCCGTTAATGGGTACAATGAAATACCCAAATGAATATTTAAGAAGTAAGGGTGTCAACGAAGGGGATACAGTCTGCTTCGCTCCAACTGGGGAGTACGAATTTGAAATTGATGGTGAAAAGCTATATAGGATGTTTGACCACTTTGTAACTATGAAGCTATGAATGTAAGGGAAACAAAACTTAGGATAATAGCTGCCGGACAAAAGGCGATAGACGAACTTATAAAGGTTGCTGAAGAAAAGATAATATGCCAGGATGGCGAAGACCTTTCTGCTGACAAGTTAAAGAATGCAGCAGCCTCAAAAAGACTGGCTATCTTTGATGCCTTTGAGATACTTAGTAGGATAGAGACCGAGAAAGAGAATATAGAAAACCTTGACAAAGGGATTAGTAAAGTAGATTCAAAACAAGGATTTGCGGAAAGAAGATCAAGATAATCAATTATACAGAGTAGTAGAAGGATTGATACCGGCTAATGCTTTGAATAACAAGAACAGAGTTCGCTCATGGCTTTATGGCTACAATGAGCAATATGATGTTGTTGTTATTTCCAAGACAGGTCAGATAGGTCAGATAATAAATATATCCGGACTGAATATCGCTCTACCTCCTCCTCCTGAAAGATGTCACAGAAGAAGTGATGTTGCTTCAGAACAATATTGGGAGCGAATACCTGTACCAAAAGAGCTTGAACGAATAAATTCTATATTCAATTGGAATGACAAGTCTGCCGACTTCAAGAATAAGTGGGTTGACTATATCGAACAAGAGTTTGACTATAGAGAGCAAGGGTTTTGGTTTAAGAACAAAGGCGTGTCATGTTATATTACCGGTTCTCATTATATGTATCTCCAATGGTCTAGTATTGACGTAGGTTATCCTGATTTCAGAGAAGCTAATAGAATATTCTTTTTGTTTTGGGAGGCTTGCAAGGCAGACCAAAGGTCATTCGGAATGATATACCTCAAGATAAGACGATCTGGTTTTTCTTTTATGTCATCTTCTGAGTGCGTTAACTTAGCCACATTAGCGAAAGATGCACGTTTGGGTATATTATCTAAGACCGGTGCTGATGCTAAGAAGATGTTTACCGACAAAGTAGTTCCTATAAACAACAAGCTACCTTTCTTCTTCAAGCCTATCATGGATGGTATGGATAAGCCAAAGACAGAGTTGGCTTTTCGTGTTCCGGCATCTAAGATATCAAAAAAGAATATGCATGAAATAGGCAACAATGACATAATGGGATTGGATACCACTGTAGACTGGAAGAACACAGAAGAGAACTCTTATGATGGTGAAAAGCTATTATTCTTAGCACATGACGAATCCGGTAAGTGGGTAAAACCAAATAACATTCTTAATAATTGGCGTGTAACAAAGACTTGTTTGCGTTTGGGTAGTAAGATAATAGGAAAGTGTATGATGGGTTCTACATCGAATGCTTTATCAAAAGGTGGTGACAACTTCAAGAAGTTATACGAGGACTCAAATATAGCAGTAAGGAATGCCAACGGTCAGACAAAGAGTGGTCTATATGCTTTGTTTATTCCTATGGAATGGAACATGGAGGGCTTCATAGATGTCTATGGTATGCCGGTATTTAAAAAGCCTGTAGAACCCATAAAAGGGGTTGATGGTGGAACTGTA